TCATTGATGGCCTGATTTTTCCCATTCAGCCAGGGCGTTTAGCCCGGCTTCACTCCATGATTCCAGTTCATCGGGATAATCACCTGCAACATAGCAGAGTTCGCAACGCAGCATACGAATTGCCAGCCTGGCATTACCTCGCAAATTGTATTTTTCAAAGTAATGCTGCCCTTCATCATCCTCAAGGCAGATAGCACCATCATCAAGAAAGTGCACTTCCCAGCCTAATTCCCCGGCTGCATCCTGCACACGCTGCTGTATGTCATCGTCCGTTACTGGTGCAGGGATTTTACCGTCTCTGGCCTTAACTGCTTTCCAGAACTCGCCCCACGTCATTTCCAGCGTTCTCTCTGGCCACATTTCAGAAACTGTGTCTTTTTCCTGTGCTGGTGGGCTGTTCCGCTGCTCTGTCGCTTCCACATCGATTTTTTTACCGGACATGACCACTTCGCCTTTCTCGATCCAGTCGTAAACTGTCTGGCGGCTTACGCCTTTGTGTTTAGCATATTCTGCTTTACTCATTAGCATGGGTATTACCTCGGCATAAGCCCCGAAAATCCGGCCAGTTGAGCGACTATGTCGGAGCCTGGTTTTTGAAGAATATCAAGCTTAACGTTCTGATTATTATTTCCTGCTGTAGGGACAATCCCACGATTCATAGCCAGCGCCCGGATCACATCTTCAACACTTACAGCTTTAGCGGCAGCACCATTTTCATGGTTAATAATGCCCTGAATTAGCTTTTTCATGACCTCAAAATTAGAACCATCAATTTTCTCCTTAACACCTAAACCGGTGTACTGAGAGAGATAGCTTTTATAGGACGATGTGTTATTTCCATCAGATGAAGGGGCATAAATATCAATGATCTGATCAATCGTATTTTTGCCGCGTTTCAGGTATAGCATTACCTGCCGATCTAAGGCAGCAATGCCTTCCAGCATCGTCGGGAAGCTGGCAAAACGGGCATTTGGCCCCGATTCCAGGGTAGCCCCTTTTTGTCCTGCGAAATTAAGATTTCCGGGATTGTTATTCCTGATCCCTCTGGATAAATATGCAGATCTGTTTACTTGATTTGAAAATCCCTGCAATCCTCCAGGCCAGACCTTACCCGGATTGTTTTTTTGCCACTCCTGCACTTCGTTAAAATAATCAAAGTTGAAACGCCCCTCCAGCCCTTTCATTTCCTCACTGGTGGTAGGTGTGTTATTTGTAGGAATAGCCAATCCTGCTACTGTTCCGGCTGTAGCCCCAAGAAGACTTCCACCGACAACACGAGCGGCAACTCCGGTTGTTGTGGCTGCCACGGCACCAACTCTTGATGGCCCCGCAAGCACTGCGGCCCCAAAAAGCCAGGGATGTTCAACGGCAAAACCAACAAATCCGCTAAGTGCCTTGGTGACCTTTGCAACGTTTTCGGCAAAATTGTTCAGGTCGTTATTAAAATCCGGGCCATTAACGTACTTACCAAGTTTATCCAGCCCCGTTTCAACATCAGTCAGAATCCTTTTAAAGTTCTCACCATTCATGAAATTCAGGGCAGCATTCGTGGTACCATCAGACATTCTGATTAAAGCGTCTTCATTCCCCGCCATTGCTCCCTGAAATCCGCTGGTAAGCCGATCCCAGTTTTTTTCCAGGTTACTGGTAAGATTCTGATATTTACTTGTATGTGCAGAGGTCAGTAACGAATCATTCTGCGCTGCACGTAACGAAAACTCTTTGTTGAGTTCAGGTATTTTGTCCTGATATTTGACTAACTGGTTAGTAAGACCAAAATTTACCCATCCAAGCCCTCTTCCCCTGAGCATACTCTGGGTAAGACCACTTCCCTGATATTCCTTTGCCAGCTCTGCAACCTTTTTCAGGAATACAGGCAGGTTTTCAGTCGCGTTTTTATCAGGATTAATCCCCAGATGAAGCAGGCCAACGCGGGCGGGGTGTTCTTGATCATTTTGCGCGGCTGCCAGTGTATTGAGCACATTGCCAACACCGGAAAAATAAGGTGAATAGGTACTCTCTGCCGCCTTTAATTCTCCCGGCGTTGCCACCAGCTCATCTGCATTTTTCTGTTTCTCTACAACACTACGAGACATCATGCCAAAGCCAAACGGCCCGGCAACGCCCATAACCGCAAGTTTTGTCCCCCACGATACGGTTGTTTTAAACAGGTTGTTTAATCTCGAAGTGGTCGTCTGTAGCGTAGAATTGATCTGCTTGTAAGTTTTCAGCGTCTGTTGGGCATTTTTCCCCAGCCCGCTGAGATACTTATCAAACATCGTTTCGCCGCGACCTTTATAGTTGCTTACGAACGAATCTGCTGTTTTTCCACTGCCGACAAAGCGCCCTTTTTCGTCCCTCACTCTCCCGGATACATCCGGTCCTGTCCGACCAGATTTTGCCGCCACGGGTAAGCCTGCCCCCACGCTGCGCCCACTTTGCCCCGGTATTTTCATCGGCGTTCCTGCAGGGCCGATCATCAGCCCGTTGCGATACTTTTCAAAAATTGCCTCAAGCCGTTTGAGGTGTTCTTCATTAACGTCCAGCGTCAGAACTGGCATCTGATTACCTGACATTACAATACTCCTGCGGGATTCTTGAATTTGAGCAGCTCACGAAACTGAGCTGCTGTTTTTACATTCAGACCGGAATCTGCACAGATGTCTCTGAATCCGGCTCCGGCTGAGTAGTCGAGGATGTCGCTGATGACGTGTTCGCCGTCGCGCCAGAACTGACGGCAGGCTTCAATGTCGGCAATGAAGCGATCCATTCCGTAAGACTCAAGGACGAGCATTGAGTGCTCCATATTCCATTCACCGCATCCATAGTCCCCTTCGTCTGCTCCGGGGAATTTATCGACGAGACGCATGTAAAAAAAACAAGTTCACCCGCCACTTCGTCCAAATCAACGATTTCACGCTCCAGCGCCATATCGAGAGGGATTGTGTCGTAGCCTTTGCCCTCCACTGGATAAACAAGGTTTGCCAGGCGAATAATTTCGTTTATGAGCGTATTACGTATGCCTTTCTCCCCATCCCATAAACCGGAGTCACGGGAGATTTTCTCCAGCATAAGGCAGGCAACGCGCGGACCCGCAACAACACCAAGACCTTCAGAAAAAATGGCAGAAAAGGTTTTACTCAGGATGAAGAAATGCTCTTTAAACACCTCTTTGCTGATCGGCGTGGCATGGATCCAGCCATTTCCCTTTTCAGTGCGCACAGGGATAATCAGATTTAAGTTTTTAGCAATTTTCATGATTCACTCACTCTGTTTTTTCCAGTTGAGCCAGCCGCCCGGATATTTCTTCCAGTTTTTCCAGGGCTGGCTTGCAGGCCGCATCAATAACGTCCCGGACCATTCCGGCGAGCTGTTCTTCTGCTGTCGGCGTTGTTACCTCCACACCCGATGGTTTCCCGCCCTTATCCCAAACACCAAGCGGCACGAGCGCAACGTGATCGATAAGGAATGGCGTACCCTCAATGAAAAAATTGTCCTCGCCCATTACATCAGGAACTTCTGCCCCACCGGACGCACCACAAAACACAACCGACGGGCTGGTGGATACCTCCCCCCGTGCTTTCTGGATGTAATCGATGATTTCCTGCCCGTAAATCCGGCATACACCCCACACCTCGTCACCGCGAATATACGGCAACATGACGGTGCCAATAATGCGCGACCGTTCGCCAACGTCTTCAATGGTTTTGCCTTCGGGATGGTCGATAATGACGGGTACTCCGGCGCAACGTTCCAGGAACTGCGGATTGAGATAAGTTTGCGGTGAACGCCAGACAAATTCTTTTTCTTCGGCGCGGTAGGCCATACCGGTTCCTGTAATACGCAGGTTAACCAGCCACATGTTGGAAAACTGATAAGGCGACGGTAGCTGACCGTCCCGAATCTGCTTTGCCGCCTCAATTTCTGTTAAAAGCATAATGTTATCCGGTTATAAGCAATAAGCCCCGCCAAATCCGGCAGGGCTGAACTCAGCACGTTTTTCATGCCCCCGCGAGGCTTGCAGTGTTAATTTTGACCAGGCGACGGGGAGGGATTTTGAAGGCGTTCAGCCAGACGTTCGGATCGCCCTGATATTCAGTAATACGACGACCAGCTTCATCCATTCTTACGGTTTTACCCAAATGGCCCGGCGTGTTTTCCACGGCCCACTGAACACTGTCTTTTGCAGCCTGGTAAATCTGATCTTCCAGCACCGCCAGCGTTGCAGAATCTGAAACGGAACGAATATCCACATCACTGAATTTTTTAGCCAGCTTCTGTGCACCAATTAATGCACGCTTGCGGTAATCCATCGACTTTTCACCAGCAAACGGGGCTGGAGCGCGACGGCCCATATTGCTGTATGCGGAATCTGCTTTAGCCTGGGCTTCTGCCAGTGAGGATTCATCTTCGACTGACGCGACGATGTTTTGATTAGCGTTATCCTCTTTTATGAAATCCTGTGCGGGGATCGCATTCAGAATTTCGATAATCTCCTGCGGAGTGCTGCCCTGCGACTCTGACAGAGCGTTAACCACCTCCATCAGTTTTAATCGCAAATCTTCTTTGCTTGCTGGCATTTTTATCACCTCTCTTTTTTCACCAAAAAATCACGACCATCAGGCCGGACGTTCTACGGGATAAAGCGCCCGCTGCATTAAACGCCGGGCGACCTCATGAATGCTCGGAGCAATCCCCAGCGGAGAATTGCGGCGTTCCTCGTCCTGGATGCGCTGTAATGCTTCAATCTGCTCACGAGCGAGTAAAACGGGTTTCACGCTGGCTTTTCTCATAGTCATATCTCCTGAACAAAACAATGATTATGATTGCACAAACTGAAATGACGATCTACATCATTGCAATTTATGAAACAATAACGCATGATGATCGCGTTCTTCCCATTGACTTCAATCACCTGAAAAACAAAGCCCGCAACACTTCTGGCTGCGGGCTTTTTACTGGCACAAAAAAGCCGGGAAAAATCCCGGCCTCCGTCACTGACTGCAATTTTTCGATCCAGGGTATTTCCTGAATGCCTTACCATTGGGCTGATGTAATCCCATCCCGGCATGTGCCCGGCTGATGGTTTCGCGCATCTCCCCGAAATTATCCTGCCTTGCTGGTGGGCGTGCTGCCTTGCGGATACATTCCGCGCGACGTTTTGCCGCCTGTTCCCGTGCCTTGTCATCATTCGCCAGCATGATGACCTCAGCCCACCGCGCCGCCGCTCTCCGGTACAGACCACGCGCTTCCAGTGCTTCCGCTTTGCTGTCGTGAATCATGCGCCTGTTTTCTCCTTTGCTGCCCGGCGCTGACGTTTGCGCTTCTCATTCAGCGCCACCAGCCGCGTTTCTGCGTCCTGTTGTTCCTGTGGTGTCACCTCGCCGCACGGCTGGCCTTTCAGGTCGTAGCGTACCCCACCAGCCATTAAGGCGCGGTAATAGCGCGGACACTGCGCATAAGATGCCAGCGTCGCACGTAATGCCCCTGGCCCGAATGCCAGCCCCCTGACGGCGAGATCCTGCATCAGGTCGTCAAATATCCCCACCTTAAGCGGCTTCGGTGCTTCCCGGCTGAATAATTCTGGCCACAGTTCGATAAGGCGGTTAACGCGCCTGCGGTTTTTGCGCTGGCGCTTGGTCATATGCCGCCACGGTGTCGCCCCTGTGGGCTTCTGCTGCGCTTTCTGGTTACCGGGCATCACTTTATGCGCCGACGTGGTTTTATCCTGCTCCTGCGCCGCCTGCGTCGTTTTCTGCGGCGTGCCGTAAATGCCTTTAGGTTTTCTGTTAATGGTCAGCTTAGTCATGCTTTGCCCCATCGTTTTTACTGATTGCTACGTTGCCCAACGGCACTGACACAACATTCTGTTTTCATTTTTAACATTCCTAATTTTTTAATTCCTCACCTGCTGCACAGTGAAAATTTATGAAGTTAATAACAATATGATTTTAAATGTATTTTTAAGTACTCACTTTTTAATCCTTATATATACGCAAAAGTGAGGTAAATAGTTAAGTTTTAGTTAATATCTTGCATGGTGTGTTTTTTAACCTACCTGTTATTTTTATTACCTCATTTCTATTAACTCACCATTCCTCACTTTTGTTCCTCACTTTTTGTTATTCCCGTCCTGCTCCTCACCTGTTTTTCTTGTTGTTGTAATGTCTTGTTTTACAATATGTTTTTCATTCCTCACTTTTTGACCTATATACAGGTGAGAAAGTGAGGAGTGGCGTTGATTTTTTGTTAAATTACCCGCCATCCTCACTTTTGCTCCTCACTTTTTACAGTGGGCGCACATAATCACCGTCAATAGCGATTACGCCGTCGCTTTCCAGCTTGTACAGCCAGCGCCGGAAGTTTTTCATTTCATACCCCAGCTTTTTCATATCATCGCGGAGAAGGGCGATAGTGCACGCCTCCCCGTGTGCTGTTCGCGTTCTGATGCACTGCCATAGCGCAGCGTGATTTTCCGTCTTGTTCCCGGCCTCCTCGATGCGTTCCAGTTCAACAGGTGGGCGCGGCTTATCCACAACCACCAGCGACGTGATTAACTCCCCGTCAGTGTCGGTAAAAAGCTCCACCACGCGTAAATCATATGCAGCCTCTTTCAGTTCCTCCGCGTCCTTCATTTTGGTGCAGGAGATAACCAGGGCTTCACTGTCCGCACCTTCACGGCGAATACGGTATTCAGCGTCCAGAGATGCACGAAATGCACTGGAACCACGCGCCCCTTTTGTTTCATCCTTGCCGGAATGGTGAACCACCAGTACCGTGGCCCCCGTGCGTCGTTTCAGTTCGTCACATCCACGGATAAACGCCCCCATATCCCGCGCGTCATTTTCATCATTACCGCCAAAGCAACGCGCCAGCGTATCCAGAATAATCATGCGTACCGGTTTACCCGTTTCCCGTTCAACCTGACGGGAAGCGATGACCATTTCATCAACATCAAGCGGGACCGCCGGAAAAATCGGGCGGTTTACCAGGTACAGATTTTTCACCCGTTCATCATTAACGATTTCCCATGCTTTGATACGACGAGGGACACCAATGCCACCTTCACCGACGACATACATCACCGAACCATGCGCCACCCTGCGGCCTCCCCAGTGGCGACCCGTGGCAACATGACACGCCCAGGAACACGCGAGGAACGATTTATAGGAACCGCTCGCGCCGTATGTGCTGCACAATGAATTAGCCGGAATCACGCCCTTAACGACATAATCAAGCTGTGTGTCGTACCCTGCAGATCCAATACTCATTGGTAGTGTGGTTTTTCGCTGGCTGTATTGCTCGTCAGTAAGCATTTCTTCGCGCTCTGCCTGTTCGCGGATCCGTTGCAGGTAGTCGCGCCAGTTCTCCGGCTCCCGGTCGGTGATACCTTTGTATAATTTCGCCTCCTGTACGCCAGCCAGCGCCAGCTTTTCAGCGATAGCATTGATCTGGATTGGTTCGATCTCCCCCGCGAGATAGACACGTGCAAAGCGGCGTTTCTCGTCAATAATGCGGATATTCGCCAGGTCTGCCAGTTGCTTTGGCCCCAGGTAAACAGGTGGCACATTATCGCCGTGTTTCCGTCCTTCGCTTTCAATCCAGTGTTGAGCATGGGAGTAAGCGTCCGTCCCGGCAAAAATGATTACCTCAGTGAATTTATCCTTCGGCTGATATTTCAAATTCGGTGCGTTTTTCACTTCTTACCTCCCGCAACCAACATTGCCCGGATTTTTTTAATATTCGTGGCTGCACGTCTTGCCACCGCCTGTTGTTTGTTTTCCACCAGAATAAAATCACGCTCAAACTGACGGCGCGGCATTACGCAGTCATATTCGTAAGCCTCACGGCGGTAGGTGATATTGCCTGGCGTAACGTGACGAATAACCACTCGTCCCCCACGTCTGGTGTCGCGGTAAATATCTCCGTGTCTGATTTCAGGCCGAGCGGGGCCGCTGGCAGTAAAGCCAGAATTTTTCTTTTTCATGGTTTTATTTTCCTGTCAGCAGTTCCGGTTTTATTTTCGCACGAATACAAAGTTCAGAAAAAAATTCAGGAGAACCAACAATCTCATTACTTTTCAGTCGGCATTGTGATTTCACTTTCCCTTTATCCAGGTAAACCAGTACGCGTCCGGTGAAATCATCTGGCACACTCAGGGTAATTGTCATTGTTGCTTGCTGATTATCCATGATTCACCCCCTGAATAACCTGATAACCGCAACTGGTCAGCAATTCGATAAATTCCGGCAGTGTTCCGAAACAGCAATTATCACGCATACGTTCGCGGGATACCTCAACGCCGTTTTCGTAGTGACTCACCATGCGTCCGGTAAAATGCAGATCATCATCGTGATGGCACGTTGACGGCTTAATCAGTCGCGCACGTTCTGCCAGCTCCAGCAATGCTTCAACACTTCCGGCAATTGCACCATCCGGCAGGTGGTAATTACTTACCACGCGTCCATTCTCCACATTGACCAGTAGCTGCCCGGTAAATTTCTCATCAAACTGAATGCTGTTAAGGTCAGAAATTGACAGGTTATGCATGGTGCACCTCCTGGCGAATACGGGCGGCGAATACCATCACGCAGCCATCAGGAGATTGCTGGCGTGCTTCCTGTTCGCTGGTGGCCTCGATGTGAATTACGCGCGGTTGTGCCGTGCTCAGGGCGATAAAACGCCAGATGTATTTATTCAGGTTGTGCGAGTCCCGCCCTTGCGGGTGTGTGGTATGATTTATCATAGCTACCTCGATACTTTCGCTATCGTTGGTGGTTAGACGCCCTGGTACTGTTCCCGCAGTCCGGGGCGTTGTTTTTTTTGCAATGGTAAGTACAATGGTAATTACCGTGTAACTATAGTAATTATGGGTAATTACCATGTCAACACCATTAGAAAAACGATCGCCACCATACCAAATGCGGCTACCAGAAGAATTTAGGGCACAACTTGAGGAGGCAGCCAAAGCAGACGGCGACACCTCATTAGCTACCTGGATTAAACGAGTGCTCCGCAAAGAATTACAACAGCGAGGCATCGTGCCAAAAGGTTGACGATTAAGGGTAAAATCAAGAATGTATATTTTTGGAAAATGGTTACTGATTGCAGCAACATTGACACTTTTATATTTTTTTGTAGCAGGGCTACAAAATGGTGAAATTGAGGTCAAGCGCGACCATACCTCTAATGATATAGGTAAAGTTACATTCAGCTTAAAGTAGGAATAGTTGCAATGTTGTACATAAGTCCAGGTTAAGTTGATCAGCACCGAGCAACCAGAAAAAATCGTATCAGTCACGCCACCAGCAAAATTTTTTGCTTTCCGGACAGCGTGGCCAACGACATTTTGCAGCAAAATATTCTGCATTTCTGGTGTGCTGTAGTAACGGTGATCTGCGCCTTCACTCTGTGCGACCACAACGCTATAATCTGCCTCGTAGACAGTAAGCAATATGGCGCAGTAGGCTATTCGTTCACAAAGGCGCTCCGGCAACGGGGCGCTTTTTCTTTTTGTAACGGTCAGAGCGTTACACATGGCTGTTTTCCTCCATGCGACGGGCTAACCAACGCTGCGAAAGACGAATTAATTCAGCTTTCCGCTGGTGGTAGCCCTGGCCTAACTCAATCAGCGTGATATTGCTCTGCTCAAGGTAAGAAAGGTGCTCAAGCTGCAACGTGCTCATGTGGTCGCGTGGTTCGCCTGTGATGCCGTTCGCCTGCGCCCACTGTTTTGCAGTCATGCCACCCAGCACGATACGCGCCAGCATATTGGCTTCCGTGGTGTAGTGGTGCTGGAACGTGTTTTTACCCAGTTCAGCCCGGTACGCCTCCAGCGCGGCACACATTGGCTTAAAGTAGCTGGCAACGGTGATACGGGCTTTCAGTTCCCGGCGTAACGCTGCGGAACGCACTGGCGCTACCTTGTGTAGCTCCTCCTCGCATTTGATAAAGTACTGGCGAACGGCGCGGCCCTGTTCGGTACGTTCGACCATCGCCAGTTCTTTCGCCATGTTCACTGTGATGATGTACTCAAGAGCGGTTTGCTGGCGAGATTTTGCGCTCACCGGATCGGGTCGGCTCAAATATTCAACAACCTCATAATCCACGCCTTCCGTGAACCCGTATTCTTCAATGCGCCCCTTGATCCACGAACGGAAAACGCGCCCTACACCTAACGCCTTATGTAACGCTCTGGCGCTAACAATAGTGGTTTCACTCCCGCCAATAACGCCGGAAATAATCGGGATAATTTCGCCGAAATTTTGCAGATTCTGGTTTTCAGGCCGAACGAAGCCCTGCCCCTGTACGGGCGTTTTTCGCAGTTTCATAAAAACTCCTGCTATCGAATTAAGTTACTTTTATTTGCTGGTGGATAGCTGGGGGGAAAAGCCCCGTAGCCATTTAATCAGGTAGCTGTTCCGCGTGATTCCGCAATACGCTGATTAATCCACTCGTCAATTTCACTCTCAACGAAAGCAATAGCTCGCGAGCCAATTTTAACTGATGCAGGAAATTTACCTTGCCCCATAAGGCGATAAATCCATGCCTTGCTATATCCAGTTCTACGCTGAACTTCTGTTAAACGAATAAGCGTATTTGACATATATTTACCTCATAACGTCTACTCAATTTGACGAGGTAATCATGGCACAGAAATAACGAATATTTTCATACCCTCAGGCCTAATGGTTACCGGAAGGAAATTAACCATAAGGGTGATGGTAATCGGGAGGAAATCTACCCTAAGGGTGATGGTAAAATTGACGGGGAAGATAAAAAAATACCCTGAGGGTAACAGTAAATCACCCTCAGGGTATGCGGTATGGTGCGTTAATCCGGCTTTGCGTTCTTTTGGCTGTTGTCTCGGTTAATAGGGCAGGCAGTCCTCTCTATGAGCGTTGCAAGTGCATTACTTGCCCCCCACTGCTTAAGCTCCCTGGTTATCGCTTCTTGATTTCCCCTGGTGGCAAAATCATTTTCTGGATCGTAATTGGCCCACTCTCTGTTTCTAATCTCAATAGCCTTAGCTAATGGGTCTTTATCCCAGTATTTATATAAGTGTATCGGGCGCTCTTGCTCTAACTGCTCTATCCTTGCCCTTAACTCTGCGTTTTCTTTTTCCAGCATTGCGATTTGGGATAATAAATCATCCTCTGTACGCAACTCTTTCTTTTCAATATCGCGTCCTTGTGCCTCGTCATTTTCAGAAGAGTTAGCGCCTTCCAGCTTCGTTAACGCGTCAAGGACATCGGGAAAAATTGCGAAAATTTCACCCCTTATAAATCCAATGTTCTCAAATTCGGGATCTTCCCAATAACCGGACACCAGAAAACCATTTTCATCCCTCTCACCAGGTAAACAACCACGTTTCCGAACCGCATTCAGATTTCTATAAAGAACATCATAATCAAATTCATCCCGATACGGGCTACAAAAAGATTCCAACAGCTTAAATTCATTTACTGTGTACAGGCGGATATGTTCTCCGCTTATTCTCCTGAGTATCCAAGTTATGACATCTGAAACATCATAATCATCACCAGCGACCTTAAGCACGACCTCAAGAAATTCACGTAAAGAAATAAAATCTTTTTTGTATTCGTTTAATTCGGCATGAATATCAATCATACGCACACCTCAGCGTCCTCTACTGTAGTGGCTGTACCAGTCCGTCGAGGTGTACGGATTTTCGGGAGCGACCCTAGACACAGCCTTTTCTTTCGTCGCTCAAAGTCTACTACTGTATACTCAACCAGTCACCCGCATTTTCCGAACTCACCATGCACCACATTTCCGCCATGCTCGAGCGAATCCATATAGTCGGCATACCACTGGAGCATCTCCCGGCGACCATCCAGATATTGCGCATGGTTGTATGTGCCACGAATTGAGTTTTTATCGACGTGTGCGAGCTGCGTCTCTATCCACGCAGTGTTATAGCCCTGCTCATGCAAAATGGTGCTCATGGTGTGCCGGAATCCATGACCAGTAACGCGCCCGGCATAGCCGATACGACGAATGAGCACATTCATCGCCATTTCACTCATTGGCTTACTGTGGTGAATACGACCGGGGAAAATAAACTGATACTGGCCTGTCATGTTTTTTAACTGCTCCAGTATTTTTATCGCCTGTTCTGGTAATGGCACACAATGCGGACGGCGCATCTTCATTCGTTCTTTAGGCACTTCCCACAAACGATTATCAAAATCGATCTCCTGCCATTCTGCCTGCCGTAATTCCCCGGGTCTGACACCTGTCAGAATTAATAGCCGCATTGCCAGTTTGACGATCTGGCTTCCGGTGTACGTATTAAAAACGCGGAAAAATTCCGGCAGTTCGTCGGCCTTCAGATAGGCGTAATGCTCTTTTTTATGTGGAGCAAATGCGCTCACCAGGTCAGGGGCTGGATTATATTCGGCGCGTCCGGTGATGATTGCGTACCGGAACACCTCGCCGCATCGCTGGCGAACCTTACGCAATTTTTCAGTCGCACCACGGTCATTAAGACGGGAAAGAACCGCCAGCAATTCCATCGGCTTAATTTCTGCGATCGGCCTACCGCCAATGTACGGAAAAACATCTTTTTCAAACGTCTCGATCATTTCCTCGGCGTATGACGATGACCACCTGTCGATCCGCTTTTCGTACCATTCACGAGCAATACCCTCAAAAGTATTGCCAAATTTGCTCGCCTGTTCTCGCTTTTGGGCTTTTCTGGCCTCACTTGGATTTATACCACCAGCAAGAAGCCTTTTAGCCTCATCCCTTGCCGCCCTGGCATCAGACAGAGACACATCAGGGTACACACCCAACGACAACATTTTGGGCTTTCCTGCAAACCTGTAGCGCAGTCGCCACCCTTTCGAACCGTTCGGCTCAATGAGCAACGAAAGCCCGTTACCGTCATTGAGTGTATAAGCCTTTTCTTTCGGCTTCGCGCGCCTGATGGCAAGGTCTGAAAGCAGCAT